AGTACCAGCATCACCACCACCACCGATAAATGAATAACTACCTGTAGCTTGGTTATTACCACCGCCTACTACTACTCCATGAGGAGTAAAGAAAGATAGAGTGCTTGTAGATGAACCTGATGCGGCTTGGGAAAGGGTAAGACTTGTTCCTGATATGGCGGCTACATAGGTATCACCAGAAATGGAAGTTCCAGTAATGTATTGACCGACTTTAATATTAGCGTTAGAGCCTGACAGCGTTACGGCTGTTGTGCCATTCATCGTACCGCTTTGGGTTGTTACGGCTGAGTTTGATGTTGTTGAGTTTGTAAATCCATTTCCAACAAATCCATAATAACCCGATGCTGTATTAGTATTGCCACCAACTATAGAACTATTTACACCTGATGAAGTATTTACAGTTCCAGCCCCTACAAATGAAAGAGTTCCTGTTACTCTATTGTTGTATCCACCAACAGAAGCACAACTTGCACCCGATGCTATATTTGAAGTTCCACCAACAATTACTGCTTGAGCACCGCTTGCTACTTGGTTTGCTGCAAACCTAGCAGTTTGCCAATCTGTTGCATAACTACCCCTAGCATTACCACCTACTGTAGAAGATGTAGTAGCTTGTGCTTGTAATGCGCCTGTTCCTGCTGGAGAAACATAAAGAGAACCATCAGACTGTAGTCCAATAGTAGATACTCCACTAAAGGATAGGGTAGGAGTTCCGTAGACTGCGGCTGATGTAGTTGAAACATAAGTGTTGGCTGTTGAGCCAATTTCTAATTGTGCGCCCCAAACATAAACAATTTGCCCAGCACCGAGATTTGTTTGTACATTGCCGTTTGAATCTGTAGGGCTTACATCAAATAATGTTGCACCGAGTGTTGTATTAGAACCAGTTAGAGCAAGTCTATACCATCCACTTCCTGCATCAGTAGCTGTTAAAGTAGCTCCTGAAATACTGACTGTATTTGTAGTTAAAGTATCAAAATCAAAAAATGCAAACCTATCGCCATTTATAATATTTCCTAAACGCAAGCCAACATAACGATAATTATTCTTTTTTACATAAATAGAAATTGTATATGTTGTAGAAGTTAAGGTGGGGTATTGCCTTAACAATCCACCATAAGTAGTGTTTACAGTAGTAATTGTTCCAGCAGTATTTGTTCCATTTGGGGCAGTTATTTGATTATCTGCCCTAGTTGCAGTAGAAGCACTCCACGCAGAATTAGTAAATACTTGCGAATTAATAATTAAATTCTGCCCAGTACCCCTTAACACTCCTGTCTGTCCTGTAATCGTAGTAGCGTTTACAGTAGATGGGGTAGTAGCACCGATAGTAGTGCCATTGATTGTGCCGCCTGTGATGGCTACTGCGTTGGCATTTTGCTGCGCCATGTCGCCTAAAACACCATCAATACCAGTTAAAGTATTGATTTGGTTCTGCAGGGACACTAAAGTATCGGTAACAACCTGTGATGTACCTGAACCACCGCTACTGATGATAATGTTTCTAGCAACTTCAGGCTGTAGGATCTGACCGCAATCAATTTCATTACCGTTAGATAAGTAAACAACTAATGAACCATCAAAGTCAATCTTAGCGTCAACAACAGAGATACCGTCTTTGCCATCTACACCATCTTTACCATCGGTCCCGTCTTTGCCGTTAAGCCCATCACGACCAGCTTTACCGTCTTTGCCATCTTTACCGTCCTGTCCTGCTGGACCTTGGATGCCTTGCTTTGCAGGAGTGTTGTTTAGCTCGGTTAACTTTGCTTCTAGCTTGGCTTCAATGGTTTTTAATGCTTGAATCACCATATCAGCGTTCTTACCGACTGCTGCAGTACGCTTTTGCTTCGCTTCGATGATAGTTTGCTCTACTTGAGCTAAGGCTTGTTGCTGTTCCTCTAACGAAACAGCACTATTACCGATTTTCTTGATAAAGTCTTTGATGTTAGCCATTGTTTGATAGCTTCTCAGTTAAGTTATTTAGAAACTCTTCTTCTGCTTTACCAATTGTAGCAACTTTATCTGCCATTTGCAACTCAACAATCTTGGTATTGTTCTTTAAGTCAGCTTCTTTGAGCATTAATTCAGCAATCTTCACCCTGCGGTCAAATTCTACATTAGCAGCATTGTCTTCATTTGGTAAATTGCGTGAAACAGCAGAAATAACCTTAGCTTCTACCTCTTTAGGAGCCAATTGAGCCTCAACCATGGTCTTCTGAGCGTCTGCCATGTCTTTAGCAGCACTAGCATCGAGTTGCTTAATAGTTGCCTGTGCAGCTTGTAGCTTCAATTGCTGTTCTGCTTGAGCTAATTGCTGTTGTTCTGGGTTAGGCTGCATCATTTGATCTAATTGCTGGAGCATATCAGCTCTATTTGGCAGACTAGAACTAGCAATAATGCCTTTGAGGATCATTGGCAATACCGGAGTATCGGGACCAAGGGTCTGGAGCAATGCGATAAGCTGCTGTTGCTCGTATTCACGGGCAATGATGCCTAAAGTAGCCATTGGGATAAACTTAAAGTCTGCTGCAGGATAACGCTCAGGATCAAACTGCATGAATCTCCACGCTGCCTTACGAATCAATGGCACGAGAAAGTCTTCTTGGAAGTTTGTTAGGGTACGCTTGTACTTCTTGACAATACCAGCGACAGACATCGACATCTGAGCCGCACCATCACGAGTAAACGCTGTTGGTTGACCAGCGGCATCGGTTGTGCCAGTAGCTTGTAGCAACATTCTCTCGAAGTTTTGGCTAATTGCTAGATTACCCGGATCGGTAGAACCGAACTTGAATGGGAATAGGATCTCCGCTGGATTACCGTTGGTGAGGATTGCTTTGCCGGGCTTGACTTCAAACTTAGCGCCACGAGGTAGACGGGTAGCGTCCATTGCAATCATTGGCGAAGTAGTGAGAGCTAGGCTATCTAAATGGTTACGCAACTGAGCATCGATGCCCTTTTGCATATTGTATGCCTTCTCGACTGTGCCACGTCCGTAGAAGCGATTTGGAACTGTATCATCCTGATATGCTACGACAGGACGATCCTTCATCATGTAAGGCGTTTTCTCTGCTTTAAGGAGGAGGTCGCCATTAGCAATAACAACGATGGCTTCGACGAGGTCGCTATACTGATCCGCAGTGCTATCCTCCGGAAATAAGTCAACAACTTCTTCACCTTCTTTGTTCTCCAGTTGTTCAATGTATTCACGAGGTACTAAACCATAATATTTCAAGAGTACTACTTTGTCATCTTTAAACTGAATCTCTTCTTGTGTTGGTTCTAGGTCATCATCTTGTCCGTAAGGTTGAATATCTACTTTACGATAGATACCCTTTTCCATACCTGCAACAACTTGGTGGATAGAGACATAAGACTCGATAGCAACTCCCATTGCGTCATCAACCGAAACAGCGTTAGGGTCAATCAGGAAGTTCTTAGGATTGATGGGATTTAGCTTAATGCAAGTATAATCCTTCTCCATCACTCCGTAGGCTGCAGTACCGTCTTGCATTGGCATTGTCTGTGGATACATCTCAGTCTTCTTAGAGACCGACAACTCACCGATACCAGTACCATAAATCTCAGCCATTAACTCAACCTGAGTAATAGCCTTCTTAATATTCTCTTTCTCTAGGTCTTCTTTGAGCTGTCGTTTAATTGCTTCCACATCGAAAGGTTGTTGGTCCACAAGGTCATCAGCGATGTCAAACCATTCTCCATTTCCGAATATAGCTTCGCATATCTCTGCGTGTCTTGTTTCCACAGCTTGCTGAGTCGCTGGGGAGATAATACGGCTGCGCTCAGATTCTCTAGTACGGTCTTCTGCAGCCCACTTGCCTCTAAATATTCTTTCATATTCTTTCCACTCTTCTAAATAATTCGTATCACGATGATCACGCCAGCGGTCACAGTGTCCTACAACGAACTCAACAATCTCTTTGTCTGATTCAGTTGGTTGATCAAACTCGTTTTGTCCTAGTTCTTCGTTTTTAAATTCAGCCATGGTTTTCCTTTAATAGCCAGAAATTACATCTAGTACTTCATAACTTTCTTCTTCGTAGTCTTGTTGATAGCTAGTCAAAGCCATCTGATCGATATACGCCAGTGCGTCCACAAGGTCATCATGGACATTAGCGGTAGGGAACTGGAGTAACTGATCTACAAACTCTTTCCAGTCTTCATCTTCGTTTAGGGTAATCCTACCGTGTTCAAACCTACCCTGTAACGCCCAAGCTACTCGCTCAGTCTTTTTCTTGTTGCCGTGCGTCAAATCCGTGATATGGAAATAGACATTGTTCTTACGCATCAAATCGTTTAAGTAGGGATGCACTGCATTCTTTAGCGCCCCTCGTTCGATTCCTACAGCCATCGGCTGGTATTCTTGTACAAGTCGAAGTATCTTTGCTGCTGTCTCTTTAATGTCCCAACGACCATGTACAATCTTCTCAACGAACCAATCTCCTGTATCTTCTACTTTTACAATTGCGATAGCGGATTCGTCTAAGCGTTTCTTTGAAGCACCTGCATTCTTCGCCACCTCTTCAAATCCTGCCAAATCGATAGCGATAATGTAGTCCCCATACTGAGGGTTTTCGCCATAACGAATCCATTCTTCCTTGAAGATTTCTTGACCGGCATTGTCAAAAGATGCTTCGTACTCTTGCTTGAACGCAAAAGACGAGAGCGTCTTCCTTGCTGCGTCCACCTCTTTCGGGTCAATCGTCTCATTATCTTTAGTGGTGAAGTGCCATGCTTTCCATTCTTCGTCTTCTTCTTCCATCCCTAGTTTATACATATCGTAAAACCAGTTACGCCCTGACGGAGTGGAGATGAACATAGCCTCTCCCTTCTTATCCGACAGAGAAGCACGAACAATCTTCTCCCAAGTCTCCTGCTTAATAAACGCACACTCGTCTAGGACTGCGTAGTACAGACTCAAACCACGAAGGGTATCACTGTTGTCTGCGCCTCTGACATGAATCTTACGACCATTCACCAAGGTGATGTCCAGATTGTTAATGTGAGCAGACTTAATAACAGGTCTACCAATCTCTAGGAGGCTGTCCCAGATGATTTGTCTGGACTGTCCTAGGGTCGGGGACACATACAATACAGCGCTGCCCTCTGGTGCCTCTAATGCCTTTATAATGAGCATCATCGTTGCTAGACGACTCTTACCGCACCGCCGCCCTGCTGCTATTACTTTAAAGCGAGTCTTATCCTTAAAGACATCTTGCTGCCACTTTAGCAACTGAAAGTTAAGATTCATCGACCTCACCCATGTCTACGACATCAGCATCGATAGTGGGACTGTTCAGTCCAGTGATGTTGATGCTGATCTGTGGCGTGGTTCCACCGTTCTTAGCGGCATCGAATACCGACACTGGCAGAATCCTATCGACACACAGCTTTAGTGCCGCCATGTTATCCTTATCGTCAGGATTTAATGCTTTGGCGATAAGTGTCTCAATTATCTTATCTCCGGAGGTGCCAAGCAATCTGGCTTTGAATTCAGCAATTCGTGCTGAGTCTCCGGCTGGTCTTCCGACCTTACCCCTATTACCCTTCTTCTTCGCCTCGATGTCCTTCTTTAGGGGACGACCTAACTTACGACGAACAATCTTAGGACGAGGCGGTTTAGTATCGACAACTTCAGTTGTTATTTCGACAGAATCATTGCTCATTGTGTCTTTTATCCTTTTTGGAAGACATTGCGTACTATATAGGGTTTTCGCTATTGGAGAGGTTTCTATAGGAGAAGAATATTAATCATCCTATATCGCTAACGAATCATCCCTAACGATTCGTCATAGTTCTATATAGTGCGAACTATATCATACTTTTCTTCATTTGTCAAGAGGTTTTTAACTATTTTGTTAACTATACTGTCCCTCCGGTGCGGGACTCCATAGGCTTGATAGGTCTCCGCAACCCTGCGACATAGTCCACTTCGTGTGCGCCGACTCCGCAGGAGGTCTGTATTGACTGCTTTCTATACAGTCCAGACTTCGTCTGTTCCATCCTTGACTGTGTCCCTTTATTGTCTACTCTGTCCCTATTTATTATTACCTTAGTTATCATAGACTTACATTGCAGTGCAATATAGTCCTTTTTTACTATTTTGTATACAGTAGCGGCTCCGACAACATTACACAACACAGCCAACCCCACCCCCCCCTATGTTGTTTTTATACAACACTTTATAGCCTGTGTTGTTTTTATACAACAGTTGTTTCTATGCAACACTGTATAGATCATCAGTGTTGTTTTTATACAACAGTCTGTTACGATAGCGATAAACTATTAAGACTTGATTGTCAATAGAGCCTGTATATGGGGCGATGATGCACCTTTATAGTGCAACATAGTAAACCAATGCACCATGATAGAGCATAGGCTTAGGCTATCGACATAAAATCTTGATAGTTAAATACAATCAATAACTTAGGGTTTATCCCTATTTGACAATACTATTATTAATAGCATACTGTAGCTGTAGTTTTGATTAATTTATACAGGAGCTAAAATCATGAGCGCATTAGTTTATCAACAAGTAACTGACAAAATCATTGCCGAGCTAGAAAGCGGCAATATTCCAAGCTGGGTTAAGAATTGGAGCGGCGAAGCCGGCGCCGATTGTAATGTTATTACTAAGAAAACCTACAGCGGCATTAATACAATTATTCTCGGCATGAGCGGGTTTAAATCACCGTATTGGGGTACTTATAAGCAATGGCTTAGTATCGGCGCACAAGTAAGTAAGGGATCGAAGGGTACACAAATAATATTCTATTCACCAATAGAAAAGGGTACTAAGATCACCGAAGCCGGCGAAGTTAAAAACTATAGCTATATCCTAAAATCGTATACCGTATTCAATGCCGATCAAGTTACCGGATTTGAAGCGCCAGCAATGCCAGCGCCGAAGATTTTTAATGATGTTGCTAGTATTGAAGCGCTAACGGTTAAAAGCGGCGCCATATTACAATTTGGCGGCGATAGAGCGTACTATTCACCGTCGCAGGATTTTATTGCAATGCCGCATAAAAGCCAGTTTAATAATGAAGCCAGCTATTATGCAACATTGTTGCATGAGTTAGCGCATTGGACCGGGCATAAATCCCGCTTAGATCGGGATCTATCCGGTAGATTTGGTAATGAAGCATACGCCGCCGAAGAGCTAATTGCTGAGCTAAGCGCCGCATTCTTATGCGCTCGGTTTAGTATCACCGGGGAATTGCGCCATTCTAGCTATATTGCTTCATGGCTTCGGGTACTTAAAAACGATAATAAAGCAATATTTAAAGCCGCCGCATTAGCACAAAAAGCCGCCGATTATCTAGCGGGTTTTGCCGGTGAAGTGCCTAGCGAAGTATCCGAAGAGCTAGAAGCGGCTTAATTAAGGGTTTATCCTAGTATTGCTTAATTGTGATACTAGGATTATTCTATTTTCAGTATCCTAAAATTGGAGGGTTTAAAATGAGTAGTTATAAATTATTAAATGTTGATAGCAATGCAAAAACCGTTAAGGGTCAAAAAGAGGGTTTTCTTACCGGCGTCCTATATCTTGCGCCATATAAGTTAAGCGGGTTTAATACTTGCGCCATGGCAGATATTGCACAATGCGCTCATGCTTGCTTAAATACAGCAGGACGGGCAGGGATTATTAAAACCGGCGAGAGTACTAACCCAATACAGCAAGCTAGAATAAGAAAAACTAAGCAATTCTATAACGAGCGACAATCATTTATGCTTACACTTGCTAAGGATATCGAAAAGCTAATTAAACAAGCTAAGCGGGACGGGTTTATTCCCCTAGTGCGCTTAAATGGTACCAGTGACATTAAATGGGAAAATATCCAATTTGATTATGAATTTATCAATGGCAAAACCCGCACTATTACCATTTTTGAGCTATTCCCCGAAGTACAATTTTATGACTATACTAAAATCCCTAATCGTAAAGAATTACCTAAGAATTACGATTTAACATTTAGCTATAGCGGCGTATCGGCGTATCAAAAATACGCAATGCAAGCTATTGACTCAGGAATGCGCTTAGCTGTAGTTTTTAGATTACAGGATAAAATCCCGTCGCATTATTTGGGTTTACCTTGTGTTGACGGTGATAATACAGACATCCGGCATCTAGATCCTAAGCGCTCCATTGTCGCATTGTATGCTAAGGGTAAAGCTAAGAAGGATTACAGCGGCTTCGTTATCGATATTAAACCGGTTTAAGTATTAACCTATAGGCGCTTATATTAGGCGCTTATGGGATTAGTATTTACTAATCATTAACCTATTACTAGGAGGCATTATTATGCGTAAGTTAACATTAAACTATTATCAAGATCCGGGGCATGGCTGGGTTAAATGCTCTATTGGTTTGCTATATGGTTTAGGCATTGCCGATAAGATTACCCGCTATTCATACCGGCGTGATGATTATGTATATCTAGAAGAGGATTGTGATTTAAGTACACTATTTAATGCTTGTGACATTGCCGGGATAGAATTAAAGCTAAAACAATTCCATACCAATAAGACCAGTAAGATTAGGTCCTATAGTAACTATCATCAACCAATGGAGGTTTTAAATCATGCTTAAATCATTGCTATTAACCGGCGTATGCCTTTATACTTGTATTGCTGCTGTAATATCTATCGTATTCTATTTATAGGAGGGTTTAATAATGGATAAATTTGACTATTACATGGAATTTATGTCGATGCGCTTAGATGATCCACAATTTAGATTAATGTATGGGATCAATGAATTCGATAAATGGTATTCTGATTACATAGAGATACTTAACCAAAAATACGGAGAGCCGGCGCATGATAATGACTAAACTATTGATTTTATTGGGCTTTATGTCGCTAATGTCTAGCGCTTATGCCTGTAAAACTGTTATAATCGACACACCGAAAGGCACTACTGTATGTTACATATGCGCCGATGGTAAACTAGTGAATTGTGCGCCATTATGAAAACACTATATTGGTGGGCTTGTTTTTACCTAGTTTTAGCCTATGTTGTCTATCATCTTATTGGAGTGGCTTTATGTTATGCTTGGGAATACCTCTAAAACCTCTTAAACGGGGCTATACGGGGTTTTCTTAGAGTAGTTAAGGGGTAGGTATTAATTAATTAATTTAAATTGAATAGAGAGGCTTTTATGAAATGGATTGTAATTGATTTACAGGGGCGGATATTGGCTAAATTTATGACGGAATTAGAGGCTCATGATTTTGCCGACAATCAGATTAATTATGCCTATGTGGAAAACGAAGGGGATTAATGATGCACTGCACAATATGTGACAAAATGCTTAATGATTATGAGTCAACACGAAAGACCTTAGATGGCAAGTATTTGGATATGTGCCAAGACTGCTATACGGGACTTGATGTATTGATACCGACAATAGATCGTAAGGATTTACTGCACGAGGCTGATATGCCGTCAATGGATCAGATATTTGACGAATACGGGGACTATACAGACTATGATGATTATAAAGACCTATGATGTTATACAACTTAGTATATGCTTATGATATATACATAGTTAAAAACACCTATGAAGTAATACTATAAAGTGAGGGTATCATATTATGATGATTTTGTCAATAGCATTCTGTTGTATTTATGTCGTTGTATTTATTACTAATGTGTGATATTGTCGGATTTATTACAAGGAGGATTTATGCATCATAACGAAGAAGCAAGGTATCATTTCATAATGATGGACTTTGTCGATTTAATCGGTGATTATGGCTATGACAAGGTCATGGACGATTTATCTACCGCTATCGCTGACAAGGTCAATCGCTTAGTCGGTAGGGCTGTTGCAGAGGAGATCGATGAAACTCCGTTTTGAGGTCAGGGACGAATATAACGAGATTGTGCGTTGCTTTGCTAGTAAGCAAGAGGCACAGGCACATTGTAAGTTAGATCCTAGTTTCTATCTCAAAGTCAATCAACAAGTCAAACCAAACCGGTTTAAAGAGGCTTGGGAAAGGTTAGGCGAATGTCTATTTTGATGCGTGGTTTTGTTATATCGGCGTTCTTCTTTGGTATCTTGGTCGGCTATGTTGCTGGTCGTATGGAATGGGCGCATGAGGATTGTTATGACGCAACAGGCAAGTATCAGCGTTATGAGGCTTGGTTAAGTGTTAAGAATGGGACTTATCGTTGTTTTTGGATTGAAAAGGATTACCCGCATCGTGTTAGGATGCAGGGTGTGATTGATGTTAAATAGGAGAGAAATGATGGAGAATTATTATTACGATATTAGCAACAAGATTGACCTGATTCAAAGCCGTATGAATTGCTTTGTATCAATGTTAGAAACAGTAGCATCGGCTGATCCGAATGATTTAACTAGCGGTTCTATGTGGTTTGTACACGATACAGTAAAGCAATACTCAGAGCAGTTAGCAGAACTATCCCATGTAGTTATGGAGTTCCACGCAGAAACATTAAACATACCAAAGAAAGGTAAGCAGAAATGACATTATTGCAACTACCAAAGGTTATTGAAGCGGTGAATGAACTTGGTCAAGAGATTCAGGCATTAAAAGCCAAGGTTCAGGCACTAGAACAACAAATTGCATTAGCCAAAACCATAAAGGAACCCAAGAATGTTGGCGGAAAAGCAAAGTAAGTTTATTAAACACATCGGGTGTGATCGGTGCGGATCAAGCGATGGCAACAGTCTGTATGACGATGGACACACCTATTGCCATGTCTGTTTGACCTATGTCGATCAAGCCGGTGAAATATCAACAAGAGAAATTAAACCTATGAATAAGGACTTGCAATTTTATGACAATGCTACTTCTGGTGCTATCAGTGATCGTGGTATTTCTTCGGCTGTTTGCTTAAAATACGGGGTTAAGCAAGATGTTAACAAGCATTATTACCCTTACTTTGATAATGATGGTGTGCTATCTGCTATTAAGATTAGGCTCATTAGTTCTAAATCATTCTCGATTGCTGGTGAGTTTAGCTCTACGATCTTATTTGGTCAAAACTGTTTCCCTAAAGGCGGTAGATTCTTAACGATCTGCGAAGGTGAACTCGATGCACTATCAGCGTTTCAGATGATGGGCGCTAAGTATCCGGTGGTATCGATTCGCAATGGCGCATCGGCTGCTTTGAGGGACTGTAAGGCGCAATACGAATATATTGATTCATTCGAAAACATTGTCTTATGCTTTGATGGTGATGAAGCCGGACAGAAAGCAATGCAGTCTGTTGCTGAGTTATTCGGTGGCAAAGTCAAGATGATGAAGATGCGAACCGGACTCAAAGACGCATCGGATTATCTCAAGATCAAGGCAGACAAGGAGTTCGTTGATGATTGGTGGAGATCAGAGCAGTATGTTCCTGATGGAATCATCCAAGGCTCTACGCTGTGGGATGTCGTATCTAAGCCGATTGACAAAGCAGAAGTGGATTATCCCTATTCTGGTATAAACAAACTCACATATGGCATTCGTAAGGGCGAGTTAGTTATGATTACTGCCGGATCAGGCTTAGGCAAATCACAGTTCTTGCGTGAGATTGTGTGGCATATTCTTTCTAAGACCGAGGATAATATCGGCATGATGTTCTTGGAAGAAGGCGTTAGGAAAACTGCTAGATCGCTGATGTCTTTGGCATTGAACAAACCCATTCACTTACCTGATGTGGATGTAACTGAGGAGGAACTCAAAGATGGATTTAATCGAACACTTGGCACTGACCGCCTTTATCTCTTTGATCATTTTGGAAGTAGTAATCTTGATAACATTGTTAATCGTGTCCGTTACATGGCAAAAGGACTTAACTGTGGCTATGTGGTCTTGGATCACATTAGTATCATTGTTAGCGGGGGTGATGTTGGGGATGAACGAAAGGCTTTGGATGCGATTATGACACGCTTGCGGATGTTGGTGCAAGAAACAGGGATTAGTCTGTTATGTGTGTCGCACTTAAAGCGTCCGGATAGTAAAGGTCACGAGGAAGGCGCTGTTACTTCTTTGGCGCAACTGCGTGGCTCTGGATCGATTGCACAGTTATCTGACATCGTGATTGGACTAGAGCGTAATGGACAGGCGACTGATATGACTGAGAGAAACACTACTCATGTTAGGGTTTTAAAGAATCGCTTTAGCGGTTACACTGGCGGTGCTGGTGATTTGCTATACAATCCATCAACAGGTCGTATGTTAGAGATACAGGAAACAATATGATAACCTACAAAACAGGTCCATTCAGGTTAAAAATGCCTACAGGCTTTAAATTACATACTTATCATGAATTATCGATATTGATACAAAAAGCCTACAAAGAAGGAAAAGTCAAATGAAAGACGATTTACTAGAGAAAGCATTGAAGTACGCAAAGCATGATGATTATCATGTTACCCGTAGAATCATCACGGATCTGTGCAATGAAATTGAGCGATTGCGTGAACTTAATAAAGATGTCTTTAGCCGGATTCAGGATAATAAAGAAATCTTTAATAACGCTGAACGCTATCTTTGGCTACGCAATTCTGCGTGGGATGTTCCACCGAATGCCTATGCACCGATTGTGGTATTATGCGATAACAAGATGGCAACATGGGAATGGCTTGATGGCACTGCATTAGACTTAACTATTGACAAATGGAGGAATGATGAGTAGAGAACTTTCAGCACGATTTGAGATTACCCGTACTTACTATGTCACCACTTACGGCAACTCTGAAGAAGAATGCTTTGACAATTTAGACCATGTTAAGGAAGAGGATTATGAGTTCTCAGATCAACAGGTCGAACTGATCGAAACAGACTATGCTGGCTTTTAAATGGTTTGCAACCTGCCTTTGCTTAATCGGCATTGCACTGACAAGTTTTAATATCTACCCTATAAACATTGTGTTAAGCGGGGTAGGCAGTGCGATGTGGGCTTGGGCGGGATGGAAACAACGGGACGATCCTTTGTTGATTGTCGAGTTAGTAGCAGTCGTGTTTTATATATCAGGAATGATTTCGTGGATGATGTAAGCAAGCGAGTATTTGAATTAGCACGGGGATGTATTGACGAACTTGAGAAGCAGAAGCAATACATTCAATTATTAGAACAGTATATTGAGGAGTTAGAAAATGGTGTGGAAGTGTCCACCACTGAACCTGTTCAATTGGAACAACCTATGGAAATGGAGGAATCAAATGACAACATGGACAACGGAAGACCGAGTGCATTGCGTCGAAGAAATGCAAAAGCAGATAAAGGAATTACAAGACCAAGTAGTGAAGACTCATGCGGGATTAGTGATGGCGATGGCGGAATTGAAAGCGCTGAGACAGCAATTAATAACCTTGACAAATAGCAAATATTAGTATACAGTTTATATATGCGATTATTACTAGACATCGAAACCACATTAGATCAGAGTAAGATTTGGTGCGTTGTTACTAAAGATTTAGACACAAACGAGGTACAGATATGGAAAGAAGCAAAAGGCTTGTCGGAGTACATAAAGGAAGCGAGTTTGATAGTGGCTCACAATGGGATAGCATTCGACTTTCACTTACTCAGAAAGTTATGGAAATGTCAGATCACATTGAAGAGAGTCGAAGATACATTAGTTCTAAGTCGCTTACTAAACCCAAGTCTGCCCGGCGGTCACGGTCTAGCCAATTTAGGCAAGATGCTGGGAATCCAGAAAAGTGAGTTTAATGATTTTGATTTACAAACACAATCATTGGATGAGATGATTGAATACTGTAAGCAGGATGTGGAAGTATTGCATACTATTTACAATTATTTGAAGTATGAATTAAAGCGTCAGGAATTTTCAACACAATCACAGGAGTTAGAACATGAAATACAAGCAATCATTGCAGGTCAAGAACGAAACGGTTTCAAGCTCGATGAACCGTCTGCTATGCGACTATTGGCTGAATTTAAAACTAAGCTGGATGCTATTACAGTTGCGATGCAAAGCATTTTTCCTGCCAAAGTCACTACTGGACGCACCCACAAAACCAGCGGTAGACCCCTTCCCGACATCGTGGAAGACTTCAATCCCGGAAGTCGCAAGCAAATCGCCGAGAGGCTCATCGAAAAAGGCTGGAAGCCGAGCAAGTTCACCGAGAAAACAAACGCCCCAATCGTTGACGAAACCACGCTCGAAGGTAGCGACATCCCCGAAGCGAAAGCCATCGCAGAATACTTAATGCTACAAAAGCGTATCTCTCAGGTGGAAAGCTGGATCGAGGCAGTACAGGCTGATGGTCGTGTGCATGGTCGTGTTATCAGCAATGGTACAGTTACTGGGAGAATGACGCACATTAAACCGAATATGGCGCAGGTTCCAAACTCTACTGCAATTTATGGACCTGAATGTCGTAATCTTTGGACAGTTGAGAAAGGATGTAAGTTAGTCGGTATCGATGCAAGCGGTTTAGAGTTGCGGATGCTGGCGCACTACATGAATGATAATGCGTATACGAATGAAGTTGTATCCGGCGATATACACACAGCCAATCAAAAAGCGGCAGGGCTTGAAACAAGGAATCAAGCTAAGACTTTTATCTACGCATTCCTCTATGGCGCAGGAGCTGCCAAGATCGGGACGGTTGTTGGAGGCTCAGCGAAAGAGGGACAAAAGCTCATTACTAATTTTCTACGCAACACGCCGAAACTCGAAAAACTCAGAGAAAGAGTGGCTAAAGCGTTTGCTTCGAGGGGAGTCCTACTCGGTCTTGACGGACGTAAGTTACTCGTTCGCTCGGAGCATTCGGCGCTCAACACGCTACTGCAGGGCGCTGGTGCGATAGTAATGAAGAAAGCGTTAATTCTATTGTATAAAGACTTGACAAATCGTAAAATACCATTTAAATTAGTAGCTAATGTGCATGATGAATGGCAAATTGAAGTTCCAGCAAATTATGCAGAAGAAGTTGGGAAAGCCGGTACTCAAGCAATTACTGATGCCGGTGTTGAATTTAAAATGAATTGCCCCTTAGCTGGGGAATATAAGATAGGTGATACATGGAAAGAGACGCACTGAAAGATAAAGAAGTTGAAGGCGAAATCATCATTACCCTGTACGCTGATCGCACCTTTTCTATCGGAACCTCGGTTGATTTGGAAACAACGCTAGACTGCTTGATTGCAGCCGCAGATGGCATTGTCGAAGAAACAATGGATGGGATCGATGAAATGAAGTCCTTCTCCGGAAGGCATCACTAAGCTGTATTTATTAACCGCAGTATAACAAGGAGTTATTATGGCAAATTTAGAAAAGCCAGTGAAGTTTGAAGCAGAAGTCCAATGGGCTTTCTTTACCAAAAAGAATGAGATGTCAGGTAAGTACCAAGTAGACTTGACGAATCTCAGCGAGAATGCTGTAAAGGCGTTGACCGATGCTGGTTTAGAGCCACGCAATCGTGAAGACAAGCCTGAGAAAGGTTGGTTTATTACCGCTAAGAGCAACTATGAGATCAAGCCTGTTGATAAGGCTGGCAACGAGATCACAGATGCTGTCGGTAATGGATCCAAAGCAGTTGCGTTAATTAAGCCGTACGAGTGGAGCTGGAAGAACAAGAAAGGCGTTTCTCCATCTTTAGTCAAAATCATCATCACCGACTTGCAAGTGTACAATGCTGACCAAGCCGTTGAAGAAGAGGACGACATTCCACTATGAAAGCCTTAGTCGATGCTGATATTCTTGTATACCGATTTGGTTTTGCGTCGGAAGGAGACCCAGCAGAATTTGCGTTAGCTCGTCTATCTGAATTCTTGGACAATCTCTACATAGAATTGAACATCGATGAAGTGTGGGGTTATTTAACCGGTGGCGGTAATTTCAGACATGAGATTGCTGTCACTGCGCCCTACAAAGGTAATCGTGTTGCAGCGAAGCCGTATCATTTTCAGCTGCTTCGTGAATATATGGAAAGAGCGTGGGGATTTGAAGTAATAGAAGGCATGGAAGCGGATGATGCGATTGGTATCGAAGCCTATCGTAACGAACCAGATGAGACACTCATTGTCAGCATTGACAAAGACCTCAACATGATTCGTGGTCATCACTATAACTTTGTGAAGGAAGAAAGGTATTACGTCACAGAGGAAGAGGCTATCCGTAACTTCTATCTTCAAATCCTTACTGGTGATAAGGTTGACAACATTATTGGACTAGCCGGGATTGGTCCGGTGAAGTCCAAGAAGTTGTTAGTAGATTGCAATACTGAATTAGAGATGTACGAAGCTGTATTGAAAGCGTACGATGGCGACGAAGCCAGAGTGCTTGAAAATGCTCGTTTATTATGGATTCTTAGAGAGGAGAAGCAAGTATGGCATCCGCCAGTAAAATGAAGTTACAAGATTGTCCGGTGATTAAGATCACTTGGATTGATGCTCAAGCCGATGCAGGTTGGGATGAGCCTAAAGTAGATATTGCACAATGCGTTACTGTTGGATTTCTTGTCGGTGAAACTGACGATGCAATCTGTGTCGCAGGAACTGTATCGGATCACGAATGCAATAATCGTATCAGTATTCCTAAGTCGTGGATATTGACTCAACAGTTAGAGGAAACAAAGAATGAAACCGCAGTCAGCAAAAGCAAAGGGAAGAAACCTACAAAAGTGGGTAGTAGCACAGTTGCAAAGAAGGTTCCCGCAACTACGCCAAGGAGACCTCGTAAGCACATCAATGGGAGCCGGCGGGGAAGATGTCAAGCTAAGTCCAGCGGCAAGAGACGCAATACCGTATCAGTTTGAATGTAAAAGCCTTGCTAAAGTAGCAGTGTATAATTATTATGAACAAGCAAAGACACACGGCAACCATGAACCAGTTGCTGTTGTTAAGCAAAACGGTAAGAAGCCTTTAGTTGTTGTTGATGCAGAAGTATTCTTTGATTTAATAGCGAGGAAATGATGAAATTAGTAGAGATGAAAGAGCGTAAAGACGGAGGCGCTGATCTTCAGATTGATATGTCAGAAGAAGAGCGTTGCTTTATGATTGAGTTTGGTTTTAATCAGTTGTTGCGTAATACCATTGATAAGTTTGAAGAGCAGTTTAAAACTAAGAAAGGAACTAAAAATGCTACACGTTAAGATTGAGATTATGGACAATGAGGATTGCATCACCCGTAGTCGTAACTTTGACGAATCTCCTCAGTGGATGGAGATTATGTTGATGTGTGCGGATGTCATCTCTGCACAATACGGATACAATGTTGTTGATCGTGTGAAGTTCATTGGCGACAATACAACCTTTTATGATCGTGCCGACGAGCATATGATTCCTAAAGCAGCTTGGGCGGAGTTCTTAAATCAAGACTTTGTGCAACCTGAGTTTGACTTTAATAAGCAAGATGAGGAATGGTCATGATCCAGATTAAAGAATGGAAAGTAGTTGGTGATCATACTAACTTTACTGTGCTAGGCATGGATGAACAAGGTTGGATCTATTACTGGAAAGAGACTAAATGGAATCTCCTATGAAAATCCTATTGCTTGATATTGAGTCTAGTCCTAACACAGCCCATGTTTGGGGTCTGTGGCAGCAAAACGTCAGCATCAATCAATTAATGGAATCTTCTTATGTCTTATGCTATGCAGCAAAGTGGTTAGGTGATAAAGAAGTTGTATTTGATTCTGTTCATCAATCTAAACCTAAAACAATGTTAAAAGGCATTCATGGGCTTCTCAACGACGCAGACGCTGTGGTTCATTACAATGGTACTAAGTTTGACATTCCTACTCTTAACAAGGAATTCTTACTACATAGTTTTAATCCACCATCGCCTTATAAACAAATTGACCTATTGCGTGTTGTTCGTAGCAACTTTAGGTTTCCTAGTAACAAGCTGGATTATGTAGCACAGCGACTCAACCTTGGTAAGAAGCATGAACACGAAGGACACGAACTTTGGGTTAAATGTATGAACGGAGATAAAGATGCTTGGAAGCGGATGGAGCAATATAATATACAAGATGTCGTTTTACTTGAGTCGTTGTATAACTCTTTGCGTCCTTGGATTCGGAATCACCCTAATCACAATCTCTTTACTGACGATCATGTTTGCCCTAATTGTGCTTCGACTCGCTTGCAGAAACGAGGCACTGCGATCTCTAGTACCGGAACCTATCAACGCTATCAGTGTTCTTCTTGTGGAACTTGGTCGCAGTCTACAAAATCAATCAAATCATCCGTAGAGGTAAAACAATGCAATTAAAAGACTATATAGACCGCATAAACGAGTCCGTAAGCCCCGATCATAAGCAGGTTGGGGGAGATCATTACCAAGTCGCTGCGATCCAGCCTTGGGACATTTTCATGGCTTACAAGCTAGATCCTTGGACAGCTAATGTCATTAAGTACTCACTTCGGTTTCCATATAAGAACGGTGTGCAAGACCTTGAAAAGGCAAAGCATTACATAGAATTTCTTATTGCGAACTACGAAACTATTGACAAAAACTACTATTCGTGATACACTAAAAGGTTCCACATGGCATTAACCCTCATAGAAATAAAAGACCGCCTCAAGCAGATCGATGAAGTTGATCTGTTAGAGTTACTTGATATTAGTAGTGAAGATTTGGTGGAGAGATTCACTGATTTAATTGAAGACAAAGCTGACGAACTGGAGAAAGAAGTAGAATGACATATAACACACCCTTTAGTACTGTAGGATACATTACATATAAACGCACATACGCAAGGAGATTAAACGAAGGAGATCCGAAGTCTAAAACAGAAGAATTTACAGATACAGTTGAAAGGGTTATTAAAGCCTCTAACGATCAGTTAGGCTGTAACTTTGACGCAGATGAGCAAGAGCGTCTACGGAAGTATTTAATGGAATTGAAAGGCACTGTTGCTGGACGATTCTTATGGCAAATGGGGACAGAGACAGTTGGTCGTCTAGGATTAGCGAGTCTACAGAACTGTGCATTCACTGTCATCGATCAACCCGTTCGTCCTTTCACATGGGCGATGGACCTGCTGATGCTTGGCTCAGGTGTTGGCTATAACATTCAGAGGCAACACGTTGATAAACTTCCTCCGGTCAATCCTAACTTTAGCGCTCCTACTCGTGTTACTACCGCTGATGCTGATTTTATTGTGCCTGACTCCCGTGAAGGCTGGGTCAAACTTCTCGGCAAGACGCTCAAAGCGGCGTTTCTAGCAGACACCAATCCTACCTTTACATACAGCACCATTCTAGTGCGTGGTCGTGGTGCGGCGATTAAAGGCTTTGGTGGAACTGCTTCTGGTCCTGAAGACTTATGTGATGGTATCGTTAAGATTAGTAACATCCTTGAGAAGCGTAAAGGTAAGAAGTTGCGTCCGATTGACTGTCTTGACATCATGAACATTATTGGTGCTATTGTCGTAGCTGGCAATGTACGCCGTTCTGCTCAGATTGCCATCGGCGATCCTGACGATGTCGAGTACTTACTTGCCAAGCGTTGGGACATGGGAAATATTCCATCATGGAGAGCAATGTCGAATAACAGCGTTGTCTGTAACGACATCAAAGACCTGCATGAGTACTTCTGGGATGGCTATGAGGGCAAAGGAGAGCCTTACGGACTTATCAATCTGAAACTCTCTCGTAAGATTGGTCGTTTAGGCGAGACAGATTATCCAGATCCAGATGTCATGGGATACAATCCTTGTGCTGAACAGTCCTTAGCTGCTTATGAGACTTGCTGCTTAGCAGAAGTATATCTGCCTAACATCGAGAGCAAAGAGCAGTTATTAGATGTTTGCCAATTGCTGTACCGCATCAACAAGCATAGCCTTGCACTGCCTTGCCATCTCAAAGAGACAGAAGACATTGTTCACAAGAATATGCGGATGGGTATTGGCGTTACTGGAGTATTGCAAGCAACTGAAGAGCAGCGTAGTTGGTTAAATGATACTTATCGTCGTCTTCGTGAGTTTGACTTCAAATACAGTCATGAGCATGGCTTCCCTGAGTCTGTCAAGTTGACAACAGTTAAGCCTAGCGGTACTTTGTCGTTACTTCCGGGAGTTACTTCAGGATGTCATCCAGCATACTCACAATACATGATTCGTCGTATTCGTATCGCTGCAGATCATGCGTTGGTGCAAGTATGCCGTGAGCATGGCTATCCAGTAGAATATCAGCGTCACTTCGATGGTTCTGAGGATCACAGCACAATGGTTGTATCATTCCCATTCTGCTATCCTGAAGGTACTAAGATTGCTGCTGAGATGACCGCTATCGATCAATTGGAAGTAGTGAAGTGGCTACAGGCTAACTGGTCAGACAATAGCGTATCCTGCACAGTGTACTATCGTAAGGAAGAATTGCCTGAGATTCAGAAGTATTTAGCGAAGAACTACAAGAACAATCACAAGTCCTTGTCATTCCTGCTACACAATGAACACGGCTTTCACCAAGCGCCTTTGGAGGAGATTACTAAAGAAGCGTATGATGCTTTGGTAGCTTCGACACAACTGATTACTCATGTTGATGAAGCGTTGTTTGATGGTGGCGACGAGTGTGCCAGCGGAGCTTGTCCAGTCAAATGATGATAAACTTATACTTCATTACTGGGTTCAGCGTAGGATTTGAGTATGTTCCTGACTTTGATGAAGAATCCCATCTCGCTATCGATTTGGGAATCATCAGAATCATGTTCAGTAGACCTCACGACGACTGAGGCGGCAGGTTCACCTAATACCCAATGCATTTGCGCTCCTTTAGCCCCGCTTCGGCGGGGTTCTTTTTGTTACAAAGTATCAATAAATACCGACAAAATGTAGCATATACTACACAAAATTCCTAGTACCGTTCTTATCGATAATTAGGGCTTGTCTACGAGGCTTGTCAGAAGTAGCGTTAGGAACGCTTATATGCGTCCAAGAGCCGAATTCTTCGATGATTTGGTCAAAGGATATATCCGAAGCCAAACACGCCTCTACGACCTGTTTAGGGGTCATTCCGGGGACTCTGATATCAGCAGCACAACCTATCCTATGTTGGCTAGTGTCCTTGCTACCGACAGAGTCATTGACTGGTTTAGACCTAAAGCCAGAATTAATCATTATTGGCTTGTTTAGGAGGGTTCTAACTTGCTCAAGCAAGGCTGCCAATCGAGTTAGATTAGCAACCTCTGTAGCGTTAGGGGTATTATCTAGGTTCTTACGCTCTGCTACTTCAGAGTGGGTTAGTTCTTCTAGTGTAAAGTTAGGGCTTAGGTTCATTCTTGCCTTTCTTCATTTCCATGATCTTCTCCAGCGAGCGTCCGCCGAAATAGAAAGACATAATCAGCATTCCCCATTGACCTAATAGTTCAACATAGTTGTTGTTTACTTCAATGTCCCATGCGGACATCGTAGCAAAAGTAGAATAGACCAACAGGATAAAGACTAGCGTCATGGGTCTTATGTTCTTAGACAGCCAGCTATCACTAGCCATGTCTGCTTCTTGACGCTTTGTAAGTTCCTGTGCCTCAATATTGTCAGCGTTTAACTCAGCTAACTTACCTTCTTGTTGCATCTGTAGCAACTCTTTCTGTGCCTTAGCCTTAGCTTCAGGATCAGGAATGAATTTATCTAGGACTTTCATCCCAACATCGAATAGTGCCATTAATGGTAACATTATTGTTTATACCCCCAAGTTAGATACCAAGCAATGACCGCAGCCACTGCATAGCACATGAACATTGCTCTACGAACCTTTGCCAAATCTTGTTTAAACTCTCTAGTAAGTTCATTGTCTTGTTTCTCTATCTTTTGTTTAATGGATTCGATTTCACTCCAGCGTTTAGCGCCATGCTTCTTAATGAAATCAGCTTTGACTTTAGCTTCTTCGATACGGATGGATTCTTGGCGTTGCCATTCCATCATTGCTCTCTTGAAATACTGCTCTTTAAAGACCTGTGCTTCTCGTATCTGTCTCTTACGCTCTAGGTCCTTTTGCTGCTCTACTTCTGCAACATCCTTTTGTACATCGACAATACTCTTAGTGATGGACTTACTAACCTGACGGCTAGCATCCATATTATCTACTACAGACTTTGCTCCTTCGATAAACCCAAATTGGTCGGACATGGAATCATATTCTTATTATTGTAGTTCTTTTTCAAGACGAATCAATTCTTCTTTTTCAGCATCTGTTAAACCTGTTTGTGCTGGAGAGGTTGTTTCTGTGGTTGGTCGAACTAAATCTTCTGCTGTGATTTTAGCTTTTTCAAACGCTTGGAATGCTTTAGCAGCTAAGTTTCTTGTTATTGGTAAACCTTTTTCTTGTTGCTTTAGCATCGCCACAGCCGTATTCGTTGCTTCTGGATTGGTAATCGCTTTGGCAATAAAGCGAGGACCTAAGAATACTGCACCCGCTGTCGCAACAGTTGCAAATGGACTATTTGTTGCTGCTTTTTGAGCTTCATCGCTAAAGATTAATGCCCCAACACCAGCTACTCCGGTAATTGCTTGAGCTTGCTGCGCTGCAAAGAATAAAGGCGCTGTTTGATCAGGACGAACTGACGATAATTCAGCAGCTTTGAGCAACTTCATTACATTAGTTTGTTGATCTTTTGTTAAGATCGTGTTAAAGGTGCGGCGTACAGCTTCATCGGACTCAATCTTTTGTCCAAGTTTGTCTAGACTTCCTTCATTTTTAAGTAGATTCTCTACATAGCCACGACGTACACTATTTAGTGTATCAGCGATATTTAACTTAGGATCAAGTTGTTTTGCACGACCTAGAGCTTTCTTTGTTTCTTCAAAAGCTGTTACATTGCCGCTTTGATAGATAGTCTTTCCAACAAACTCTGGATCTTTATTTAATAACTTTGCAGTTGTATCCGTATATAAGTCTGTAATACTATCACGGTACAGTTTAGAATAAAACTTATACTGATCAGCTAGTGTTGTTGTTGTATCTTCAGCTAAACGACCATCAAAACTAATAGCAGATCCTTTTAGGTTTTTACCTACTTCGTCCATTTGTTTCTCAAGTTGATTAATAAATGAACTGTATTGTGCAGATAATTTACTATCAGGCTCTGCAGCATTCTTTAAATCTCTAGCTGTTGTTTTAAAACTAGATAAAATATCATGTGCAATACCAAAATCTACTTTCTCACCAGCTTTAGCAATACGAGTTAAGAAAGCCTGTTCATTAGAAGACAAAGTCAATCCGCCAGCTCGTTCAGCACGATTGAGAATTGACAAGGCTTGATTTTGTAAAGGACGAATATCCACAGGAATTGTATTAATTCTACTTAATTCCGTATAATAAGGACGAACAGTATCTCCTAAGGCTTTATCACCGGCTTTGATACTATCTGCAAATGCATTGCCAGTAGCGACGCTATCATAAATACCAGTTGTAATATCATCAAGAATCTTACCTTTAGCAGATTGAATAGCCTTTTCTGTAGCTAAATCAGCTTTTGCCATAATTGGTTTCGCTGTGAATGAACCACGAGCAAGGCTTTCCATGATTCCTTCAAACTGGCTTCCTGTAGCCTGATATGGGGTTAAGCCAAATCCGCCTTCTTGTTTGAGTAGTCTATCTGCTTGGAAAATAGCATTATCAATCTGAGCTGTCTCTGAACCTAGTTTACTTTTGATAAAGTCTTTGGTTACTCGATAGGCTTTACCGCCAGCAGAGAAAATAAGATTACCAGCAGCATCGTAAGTAGCTTGTTCAATACCGGATTGAGCAACACCAAATAAAGATGGACTACCAGTAATAGCTTGTTGAACTGCTTCTCCGGTAGCTCCTCCAGCGCCAGCACCAATCATACTGCGAACTGCAGCAGAGCCAGCCGCAGCTCCAACTCTAGCTCCTGTTGGCGATCTAGTGCCTAATGCACCAACAGTGCCGCCAATCATTCCGCCTAATTCAGGAAGAGTTTCAACAAAACCACGACCTAGCTGTTGTAGGACTGTTGGCTCAGGTTGGTTAGGTTTAATTAAAACACTTTGATAAGAAGTATCAGCACCTACTTCTTTTTCAAGATTAGCTAATTCTTCTTGTTCTTGAGCAGTTAAAGCCATTGTTTATCCTTACTGAGGTTGTGGTCCAGCTTTTTGTCTTAATTGCTGTAAACGCTTACGCTTTTCAAAAGTAGCATTAACGTCTGTTTGAGCTTGTTTCCGGAACTCATTAATGTTTATCTTAGCCATATCGCCAGTATAGCCTTGAGCTAAGTCAAATGTTCTTTGATCAATTAAGGCATTACGCTCAATACGCTCGACAACATTTTGCAATGTTTCTTTGGTTAATCCACGAGAACCTACAGCCTCTTTCAAGAACTTAACATCTTTGTCAGATAAAGATCCTTTTAAATTCTTAGCTTGACCGACAGTTAATGCTGCGAATAACTGGTCTAATTGTTCAGATTCTGTTGTTCCGGTAACATTAACGCCTAAAGCATTGGCAAACTGAGAAGCCGTTAACTTAACTCCAGCACCCGTTCCAGTAAATGCCTTACCTAAAACATTATTAAAATCACGAGTAATCTGAATTGTATCAGCAGCGGTAATAGCAGCATCTTCGAGGTCTAAGAATTTACCAGTACGCTTCTCACGAAGAATCTTATCGCTTGCTTCGCCGGGAAGAACAATCTTAGTTCCTTTTCCTTCGCCTTCAGCTTTAATAACAGCATTAACTTCTTTAACTCTAGGATCATTTTCACCAAAATCGGCAACTAATTGATCACGGTAGGCTTGTAACTGACCAATTGTAGGTAATTTTTCACGCCCTTTAGCCTCTGTTTCTGCAATTATTTTCCTTTGTTGCAACATAGATGTTGTCATATCATTAGAACGTTTAATTGCTGCTTGAGCAACATCTGGTGCAAACGGAGCTACTTCTCTAGCAAATGCCATAACTTCACCGGGATTTGCCATGTTGAATTGTGAGGCTATCTCACGAACCTTAGTAGCACGATTAAGCTGCTCATCTCCACCAAGAAGCTGATTAATTCCACGACTAAGTCCAGCACTACCTTGGTAGATTGACAGATTAGCTCTTTCTAATGGATCTAACTGAGCAAATCTAAATGCGTTAGAGAAATCAGTAGCAGCTCGTTGCTGTTGCAACGCAGCAGGATCTACTCCGAATAAGTTGTTTACAATATCAGCCATGTTAATTCCTTTTACGAAATGTAGGGACTTTCCCACGATTCAAAACCAGTAGACCCTGTTGGCGCTCTACCCCAATCAAATAACCCACTACCGTAACGATTATAAGGATTTAAACCAGAACCACCAATACCCATATCAGCGCCAAAACCACCAAATCCTCCGCCACTGATTGAACTGCCTAAACCACTCATCGCTGTGCCTAATGGACTGTAACCTTGATACTTAGCATAAGCATTTGCTGCGGCAGCTTGTGGTTGTAAATATAACTGACCTGATCTTGCACCTGCCCCTGCCTGTGCAGCAGCTAAGTCTAAACTCATTTGATAAGGCTGCTGTCCTAAACTTTCTACACTTTGAGCAAGTTTAAGTTGTGTCTCGATTGGCAGGAATGAACCGCTAAAGAGTGTGGGAATACCCGAAGCAAGTTTACCGCCAGCGCCGTATAACTCTCCACCGAAACGAATACGATCCATAGCGGCTTGATCTGCTTCTGCAGCCAGTTGCTTATCTTGTTGGAATATAGAGTTGTAATATGCCTGTAATGCAGGATTAGATGGCGCTCCGCCAGTTCCTGTATTGACACCTAGACCACCACGACCAGTAGCATAGTTACGAGCATTGATTCTACCAAATTCAGCAGCACGGCTAGGCTGTAGTAATCCTTGTCTATCTGATATATATTTAGCTGCAACCTCTTGTGGATTTGCACCTAGATAGCTACCACCTAAGTTGAATAACGATTCTGCTGCACCGTAAACAGGTTCTGTTAGTTGCTGTAAACGAGTAGGATCGTATCCAGTAGCTCCTGTTGTGAATCGATTACGAAGAGCTTCTAGTTGCGGATCTAATGTATATCCAGCCTCAGTTACTTGACCAAGATCGTTTACTTTAAAGTTAGAACTTCCAAAGGCAGTTTTTAATCCAATAGGACGAAACTGAGCCATGCTGGAAGCTCGATCTGCAGCAGCTCTAAGCGCCTCGGCTTGTCCTTTGGCAGCATCTGCTCCCTTACTTCCAGAAATTAATCCGCCACCAATCGATAAGAGTGGACCTACAAAGTTACCCATTATTTACTCCTGCTATAGATGTCATACATTTGTTTATCATTACCTAAAAAGGGTTGTTCATATTTAAAACCAATTACTTTACTAAATTTACTTAATTTCTTATTTCGTTGATTAATCATTGCAACTAAAGGACAGTTTATTAAATACTGCAATATGTTTAAATCTTCTAAATACTTTACTTTTACTTCTGCTGTCCACTTATGTACATCTGTATGAAACCACAATATCCCATCAAAGAACTCTATAAACATTGTGTAGTCGTCTCTAATAACTACAGGTACTTTCATGTTAGGTCTTCATAATGAACGCTAATGCGTAGTATGGAGGTAAGTTAGCGTTTGTACCGCTTGAGCCTTCTGTACTGTTTGTTGTTGCTACAGTAATTCCTGTTACCCTTGTTCCAGTAGGTGTAGGATTATCTACACTATTGCTTCCTGAGAAACCATTTAAATTTGGATAATTACCACCACTACCGTTATATTGTACTGTCAGTGTGTGGTTGTGTCCGGGGTCTGTTACAACGGATGTAGCAGTATGTGTATGGCTTACGTTAATAGCGTCTTTAGAACCACCAGATTGAGTATTAGACCCAGTAACAGTGGAGTATGCTACACCAGCAGTATCACTGTGAGCGCCAATGATAAACTTGTTACGCAAGTCAGGAGTGCTGTTAGATCCGTTACATAATACCCATCCTGAAGGAATACTAGCAATCGTACCGGACCACATAGAAATTAATCCACTAGGAATAGCATTAGCTACCACAAACGCAGTAGTTGCAACCTGAGTAGTATTAGTACCGGCAGAAGCTGTAGGAGCAGTAGGAGTGCCTGTTAAAGCAGGACTGTTAAGGTCTGCCTTAGATGTAATAGCAGAAGCTATCGCAGTAAATTCGGTATCAATCTCTGTGCCTTTAACAATCTTGCCTGAGTTACCAGTAGGTAGTCCATCTTTAGCTGTAAAGTTAGTTGCTTTTGTATAGTTTGCCATGTTATGTCCTTAGACTAGAGTCTTTCCTTGCTTGATTGCTACGTCTATTTTCTGAATTGAAACTGGATTGCCATTAATATCTGCTTCTAAGCCTAACTGCATTACAGTGCCTTGTCCGCCAGCATTAATGTTAAAGCGATCTAAAACAATACCTGACGTATATTCAGCGATGTTATATTCTGTAGAGCCGGGAATAGTGTCTACAGTAGAATTGTTATATTCATAGGTTACAGCAGGATCTAATGTATAAGTAGTGGCTTGGTAGCTTTCGCTGTAATCAAATCCCCACTTAACTGCTATAGATTGATTAGTACCGCCAATTAAGATCCAGCCAATCTTCTTTAATAATTTAAGATTTGTTGAAGCACCAAAGTCAAAGTAGTTGGTAAAGTAAGCCATCCGATAACTAGAAGTATTATCAGTATAGCCGTAGTACTTACCGATATATCCCGGTTTACCTAAATATAGATCTTTAGCTTGTGTTACAAAGAATGACTTAGGCTCAATACTGTCCCAAATTGTAACTCTCATTGAACCGTCTTCCAGTGCAGCACGAGTATCAAAGCAGTATACAAATTTACTTGTAGGCAGTGTTAATAAATAGATAGCATCACGTTCATAATAAACACTTTTAATCTTAGCTAAATCTGTCTCAGAGGACGCAGAAGATATTAGTTCATCACGAACATTCTTAGAGATGTCACGCATCGGCATGGACTTCTCTTGGATTACTCGCTGTAGACTACGAACTCCTGAGTCAGATAAGAATAACACATCTGTTGCAATATTCTGTACTGAATCTCTAGCGATACATCCTACGTTATAGATAATCTCAACAAGAGTTAAAGATCCTGTGTCCAAAGGATTAGCATAGATTGCTATATTTCTACGACCAAAGAAGATAATAAATCCATTATGTGCTGCAGCAGCTACTACAGGATCTCCATTAGGGAGAACTTCTTGTAGATTAATATAACCAGCAGTTCCATTCTGAAAGTCTGTACCAGCTAGTAAGTCGCTGAAGTAGACAGTCTGAGTGTCTCCTGAGATACCGCCACACCAGATTCTTCCATAAGCAGATAATACCCAGCTAGGCATAAAGGTAGAAGTGCTATGATTAAGAGGCAACGCAGCAGCGTCTCCTACTCTTTGGTATCCAAACGTACCGCTAGTGTGGTCATTAAAACCACCACCAGAGGTAGGTAGCTCATGATACACTAGCATTGGGTGTGCAGCTTGTGCTAAATACACATGAGGCTGGAAGTCGCTAACATCTCCGTAAGACATTGCAGCACCCTGCCAGTTGTTAGCTGTAATAGTGTAAGTAGCATCACCACTGTTGGTAGCGTTACGAACTGTCTTAGTAGTCATCGTAGTTGTTCCTACGAATAACTTATTATTACCAGCACTTAACACTTGATTACTACCGCCATCTACTACTTCAAATATAAACTCTACTGCATTACCAGCTCCTAAGTCAGTATTAACTGAGGAGTTGACGGGAGTCCAGCCACGTCTTGCACCGATACGACCATATTTATCAATAACACAGTTCTGAGCTTTTAATGCAAAGCCAGAGGACAGAGTAATACTAGACTCTTGTAGATTGAGTCCGTAAAACCCCGGAGCTGCTATAGACGATGTCTGTAGTTGGCTTGCCATTTAGATCCAATTCCATTGGGATTCTTCAACATAGCGATTTGATTCTAATGATATTGCATCTGCAAGACTTTGGCGATACAATACATAAGTCTCACCTGATTGTACTCCGCCGTCTTCTCCACGCTCTGCTTGCGCCCTAGCTAATGCGCCTAAAATTACTGGCTCATCAGGAACTAATAATACATCAGCGTTAGCCGCTAATGGTATTTGTGGTTTAATGATGTTAAACCGAATATCGTATGCTCCGTTAGGAATAGGAAATAAATCTACTTGCGTATCCCCGTTAGAGTTAGTACCGTTAAAGTTATAATACTGTGGAGAGCCTTTTTGTGCTGTTGTTAGCAAAAACTGCTGATCCATCCAAATAGTAGGAGCATTTGTTAGAAACCAATTATCGGTATCATTTAATACATCAATAACACGGAATCGTTGTCCTGATCCTGTTAAGACATAGTTAAATACATCGGCTGTAGTGGTAGCCGACAGTGTTTCTGACAACGCATTCCAGTTATATGCGTCCTCAACTTGTCGCTTAGAATCATTGACATAACGAGCAATGAGTTTAACGTAGGCGTTATCAGCAACCGAAGAAGCCTCTGGCTCACGAAGCCGTATAAGTACGTCATTAACAAGTTGGATATAGTTCATTGAAGCCATTCGTTATCCTATCATAGTTTGACTATTTTGTCAAGTAAAATCTTAACAATCCCATTTCTTTAATGCCAAGGCTTTTCTTGTAGGTCTGCCTTTCTCGTCCTTCATCGGACCTTTAACGCCTCCCATACGGGCGCAGAAGCTCTTTCGTCTTCCAGCCGCTTTAGGGGACTTTGCAGCCTCTTTAGCAGAAACTGGGGGCTTGAGGTCAGCGCCTTCAGTTCGCTTGAAATAAGCCCTTCCTTTGGCGTTTAAACCGCCTTTGGGATTCTGATATACCTTTTTAACCATTATTTCTTCTTCTTAGCTGTTTTAGCAGACTCGATAAAGGCTTTAGCGGTAGGAGCGCCTTTGCTGCCTACCTTCCGCATCCTCTCGCCGGAACCCGCCTTAATACGACGGCGTTTAGCGGCAATATTGGCATACAAGCCGGGTTTAGTAGCCACGCATTGCACCCATCTTCTTCATTGGCTTAGCTACTACTTTAGCACCAGTCTTCTTAGCGTATGTCTTAGCTTGCTTCTTACCCTTAGTTGTATAGGGGAACTTCTTGTCTTTTACCATTGGCATATTACTTACCTTTCTTAGATTTACCTGCAACGGATAGAGCAACTGCAATAGCTTGCTTACGGGATGTTACTTTCTTAGGAGATTTGCCGATGTTAAGTTCACCTGCTTTATACTCACGCATTACCTTACTAATCTTCTTTTCTGCCTTAGTCTTTTTCATCACTACTCCTTAGTTAAACTGTTGTACTGTACTACGTTGCTCTATCTCTACAGTGATAATACAAGTTGTTGTAGAACCTGTCTCTGACTGTACTCTAATTTCATCGCCTTCGTCTAACATTACATAAGCCTGTCCATCTATTCGGATGAATGTTTTAGCAGTTAAACTATACTGAAACAATACTTCAATCTCAATATTTGCACTCTTATCGTACCACCAAGCACTAAACCATTTAGACGATGTGCTGTGGTTTGTAGCAAAGAGTAAACTCCATTTAGCAAGGCTTCTGGTAGGGACAGTAAACATAGTAGTCTTAGTATTAGCTACTAAGTTCTTACCTACGGAATGTGCTATACTCATTTAAGTACCAAGGTTAGGAGTGTTACAATAATGAATCCAGCAGTACCGAGGAGAATCTGTTCTAGTCTCTTTAGTCTAGCATGGATCTGTTCGTATCGAACCTTACAGACTTCTTCGTGGCTTAGGAGTTTTAATTCAGCTTCAGTCATACAGCCTCACTAGGAAAAGATATATCTAATGCAATCAATTGTTCTACAGTTGTTACTGCAGCGATAGCTGTTTCCAACTCGGTAGCCTTTGCTACTACGCTTGCACGATAAGTAGCGACAGAACTAGGAATATCTACGTTTCTTTCAGCCTTACGAATTACCATCCAATCAGTCTGGGCAAGGATAGAACCAGCAGTAGTCTTTACTTGTGCGATAAAGTTAGACTTTAATCCTTTGGTTGTGTATTCTTTCCCATCTACTGTCTCGGTAACATCCTCTAGTGCTTTAGGATTGTTGATGTTGCCATCCCAATAGAATCTGTCATCTGCACGAATTGGATCAGCTTCCCATACTAGACCGATAGCATCTCTGTCTTCTTCAGTAGACAAGCGAATCCAATTAGCAGGATACTGAATGTCATTGTGTGTAAAAGGTGTATCCAGTTGGATAGTCCTAGTTCCTAGTTTAAAAGGCATAATAGTTCCTATCGTGCGTTAGCGTATTTAAAGGGATATTCGGCAAATGCCATGTATATGTATGTTGCTCCAGAACCATTTGAATTTGTGCCAGTTGATCTAGGCTTAAATCCATTGGAAAGAAGGTCTGCTGGGAAATCGTTTAATTCAGCAGCAGAACTGTTAGCCCACAGCCTTGCTGATGTAGAAGAATTATACGTATCTCTCGCAGCATCTCTAATTTCCCATTCGTTGCCAGAAGAATCAGTACGTTTTACCATTACAAACCTAGGTCTAAATCCTAAATACACAAAAGTGCCATCTGTACTTCCGTTGCCTGTGTAGCTACCAAAAGCAGAGTAGCCAGCGATAGGTGCAAAGCAGTAGGCTACTATTAAATTTCCAGAGCCATTAACTTCAGGAAAAGTGTTATCTCCTAAACTAAATACAGTAGAAGTTGGAGCAGTATTGTTCCAAGGTCCAGGTGTTCCACCAGCAATTTCTCCGTTTGTTAAGTTTAATTGCAGTCTGCCTGTATTTGGATTGGTAAGGAATTTGTTATATACAAACCATCCCCATGTTGCAGAACGATTTTTAACAATAATCATACTGGGTGCTACACCAAGTCCATGACCGACTGTTCCTGTTGAACCTGTGCCTGTATAAGTAACAATACTAAATCCAGCAGTTGTATTAGCACTTACTGTAGATGTAATAGAACCTGCTGTGTTGGTTACTCCTGCTCCGTTAGCTTTCCAGTTCCATGAAACATAGTTATAACCAGTATTGTTCCATTCGTTTGTGGATACACTGCCCGTAGTTAATGTTGCTACAGTAAACCCATTAGAATCAAAAGACCTAAACCAATTATTTGCAGTATTTGTGTTTTCTGCTGTTGTAGCATTTGAAACTAAATAAGCAGTTGTGCCTCGCACAGCATCTTGTAATACATGAGAAAGTGTGCTGGTTCTATTTTTTATCCATACAAAATCAGGTTGAAAACCAACACCTGTTACTGCTTGCGTTCCGCTAGTTCCAGTATATGTAACCGCATTAAAGTTCTTACTTGCCAATGTAGCCGCAGTAGCACCAATCGTAGGAGTAGGTAAGTTAAATGTGTTTAGTCTATTAAAGCCTGTTGGTGGGGTGTAGGCGAATGGTATTTGACCAAAGTTGACATTAGCTGTTGTGCTGTTTTCAACAATTACTTCAGCCGCATATTCACCTGCTGGAATACTGCTAAAAGCAGTTCCTTGACTAACTCCATTTTTGTAAAAAGTAATTGTTCCTGCATCTAAATCAAATGCAATACCGCAAATATCACCAGCAGATGACCAAGATGCCCCATAAGAAGTATATGAAGAATTGACCTTTTCGCCATTAGAACGATAGCGGTATGTTGAACTGCTGGTTTCGCTAAAAGAAGTTGTGCTTGTAAATCCGCACATGACAAACGATGTGCCAGTTGTGTTCGTGACTTCGTAATACCACTTGCCAGAGGTGACAGCAATACTTGATTTATGCCCATACCAGTTGGTTGCTGCATAGGTAATAGTTAAGTTTCCGTTGCTTGTAGTTCCAGTTCCACCATTACTTAATGCCTTTGTAAGTGGATTTAACACCGCATAATTAGCCGTAGTAACACTTGTCAGCGTAGGCACATCGGTCATACTGTCATAAGTAGAGCCAGCAGTTAGGCTAATGTTGTTTACTGTCCAAGTATTACCATTACCTGAGAAGTCGTTACCTAGTGTGCTTGTGCTAGAAGTATTAGTAAATGGTAAATAGAATCCATTAGTGCCATATGTTCCTGTGTATTTCTTAGGAATCCATACACCTGTGGTTGCGGATGTTTCACCAAAAGAACTGACTGAAACAAGGCTTCCTGAAACCATGATTGTTTCAGCTAAATAGCCATCGCCAAAGTAAATAGGTGCTCCACCGCCTTGATACCCGCCATTAATATCGTTACGATAAGTGTTATTTATAGACCTGTAAGCTGAAGAAGAAATGCTTCCAGCCGCACCTGAATCACTAGAAGTCCCCCAAGAAACTTGTTGCCCGTTTATATAAGCAATAATTCTATTTGCAGAAGTTCCGTTATCGGGGTCAAATTGAACTACTAAATGATACCAAGCAGATGGGTCACGATATACAGCACTTGAAACTCTTTGGAAATAATATCCTGAAGCGTTAGTAAAAGCATAAACTTGCAAATTATTGTTGCTGTCAAACAAAACAGAAAGCACATTTCTTACACCACCTGAAGTTGTAGTGTTACCACCAATAATATATTGCTCAGAAGTTAAAATACTTCTTTTAACCCAAGTAGAAAAAGTCCATTGATTTTCACCCGATGCACTAGCAGGGGTTCTACTTAAGTAAGCAGACGCACTTTGACGAAAGCGTAGGGAGTTGGTTAAGTTATAACCAGCATCTCCAGTAAGCAGTAGATTCTGATTAATCATTTAACATCTGCTACTAAGCGGGCAGTAATACGACTAGCTGACTCTACATAATAGGCTAGTACATCTACCGCAGATGCAGTTGTGGTTAGTGTTGGTGCTGTGCCACCGGGGAACTTAAAGTTAGAACCATACGCTAGGGTGCGAGAGCCAGTACCATCTTGAGTAATCACGATGACACCAGACTGACCAGCAGTTAAGTTTGTTGGATTAGCTAAGGTACGATTGCCGCCTAAAGTGACAGAGAAGTTGTTAGCATTATTGAAGTTAGGAGTAATAGTTGCTCCGTCTGTCAGAGCAGTAATACTACCACGCTGTGCCACGCTAAAGGATTGGTTGGTATTGGTAAATGCAGTATTAGCGTTATAGGCTTGTACATCTGTGCCAATCACAACACCAAGGTTTGTTCTAGCGTTAGCTGCTGTAGATGCGCCTGTACCGCCATCGGCTATTGCTAAGTCTGTGATTCCTGTAATAGAACCGCCAGTGATTGAGACAGAGTTAGATGCTTGAGTAGCAATACTACCAAGACCTAAATTAGTTCTTGCAGTAGAAGCATCAGACGCACCAGTACCGCCATCCGCTACAGCTAGGTCAGTAATACCTGTGATTGAGCCACCAGTAATTGATACTGAACTAGAAGCCTGAGTAGCAATAGAACCTAAACCTAAGTTAGTTCTAGAAGTAGAGGCAGAAGCGAGGTCAGATAGATTACTTGCTTTAGCTACATATAATGCAGGATTAAATGTAGCAGCGGCAGCAGCAGAAGCTGCAGCGTTTGTTGCAGCAGTCTCTGCATTAGTTTCTGCAGTTTCTGCAGCAGACTGTGCAGCAATAGCAGCGTCTTTCGCTTGTAAAGCTAATAATACTTCACTGGTTGCGTCGCCTACAGCGTCACCTGATCCACCTGCTCCACGATAAATTGCCAAGATCTATCTCCTATATTTGTTTAAATACACTCAGCGAATGTACTTAAAGAAAACTCCCCAGCCGAAACTGGAGAGTCTTAGGAACTACTATTAGCCGTTAACTGCTAATACAAAGCCAGTCTCAGGACGTACTACTTTAACACCGTAGAGGGTGTCAGCAGTGTACAGAGTAGACAAGTACTCTTGTTTGTACTGAGTCTGTGAACGAACAGACAATTGCTCGGCAAGAACCATTGTATCACGATGAGCCAAGATAGCTGCTTTAATATCGCCACCAACGCTGTTTTGAGCGTCAGTTTCGATTACTGGGCAGTTGCTTGTTACATAGATATCGATACCATACAACTGACCGATTTGACCGTTGTTTACACCACGACCATCAACGAAATCAGAGCTGTTGTAACGATCAATACCCATGATAGCTGCACGGAGTGATGGAGGAACAACGAAGAAACGACCATCCATTGGGGTGTCAGCATCGTCCATGAGCTTGATCAAGGCACGGAAGCCAGCGTCAGTGAATACGTCAGCAGCAACTACAGTGTCTTCAGCGTAAGCTGTGAGACCAGTAGATACGTCGATGTAATAGCTGGTGCTGTGTGTCCAGTCAGAA